CTCGTGATCAGCGCGTCGTCTGTGGCCGCGACGCCCTGGACGCTGCCGCCTGCGCCAGCTCCGTCGACGCCACAGGTCCCGATCAGGTCCGACACGGCGCCCAGCGGCTGGCCGGTCGGCAAGCTGCAACGGAAGTCGAAGACCGTGCCGGCCGTCGGGTCGACCGTGACGGCCAGATAGCACTGGACCAGGCTGCCATTGATCGCGAAGAAGGCGTCGAGGAGGACGAGGGTGTCGAGGTTCGTGACGATCGTGAGGTCCGGGACCCAGATCTGGGCGGGCGCGTTCTTGATGGCCATGGCCTACTCCTCGCTCGTCGGGGTGCTGGGCTCGGGCTGCGCTTCCGGCTCTGCCGTCTTCGCGACAGCGGCGGCCTCGAGCACGCGATCCGACTCCGCCTTCTTCGCGGCCCGCTGCGCCTTCGTCAGGCGCTTCTTCGCGGCGGCCTTCTTCTTCCGCCTGGGGGCCTTCTTCGCCTTCCGGCGGCCACTCTTGCCCTTGGGCTTCGGTCCGCTGGGCGGATTGAGCACGACCTGGGAACCCTCCGGTGCGGAGCCGTCGACCTGGTACAGCTCGACGAAGTGTGATTCCCACATGCGGCGGAGCTTCGCCGGGCCCATGGACTCCATCACCCAGGCCGGGATGACCGAGCCGGCGGCGAAGGGCAACAGCTCACCGTCTCGAGGCCAGCGGACATTTTTCCGCCAGATGAAGACGGCGTCGCGCTGGAAGCGTTGCTTCCAGTGGCGGTATTTCCCGACCGCCCGGATCGGCTGGCCCTCAGGCACGGCGATAGGCGTAGGCTCTTCGGGCGTGGGCTCGGGTGTGGGCTCTTCGGGTGTCGCGTTTTCGGGCTCGTCGGCCACTGGGTCGTCCTCCTGGTGAGAGAGGGAAGGGGAGGCGGGCGGGTCGAGTCGCCCGCCTCCCCGGGCCTTTCAGACGTCTCCCAGACGTCCCCCTACCTACTCGACGATGGCGCCGAAGAAGTAGCCGAGGTCCGGCGAGATGATCGCCTGGTCGTAGGCGCTGTCGATCTCCACCCGGTCGGCCTCGATGTGATCCATGCGGAAGCGCTTGACCCGCGTGCCGTTGGGCGTCATGCCCGCGCGGCCCGTCCAGCCGAACGTGTAGCCGGCGCTCGGGGTCATCACCCCAGGCGCGGCCGGCGCGTAGCTGAGCATCGCGTTGAGCCCACCGATGAAGCTGTGGACGTTGGCCTGGCCCTTCGCGGCCGTGTTCTGGATCGAGTCCATCACCAGCACCCGGTCCACCTCGAAGAGCGCCGCGAGGGCGTCTCGAGCCACGATCGCCGGGCCGGTCGTCTGGCCCCGATCGAGGCGGCCGACGATGTCCGCATGGTCCAGGAGGACGTCGAAGACGGGCCGGCTGCAGGTGAACAGGTTGGGCATGAAGCCCGTTTCCTCGAGGACGAAGCGCTTGCCCTGGCGGACGTCTTCGATCGGCGTCGAGGCTGTCGTGCTCCAGAATAGGAGCTGGTTGTTCGCCGCGTCGGTCGGGTCGAAGGCGGCCGGCGTCGAGCCGGTCGACGCCCCGTCCGTGTCGAACGTCCAGGTGTCACCGGGGTCGCCAGCGGTGAAGTATTGGGTGGCCCAGTTGACCTCCCGATTTATCAGCGCCTTCTGCGTGACGTAGAGCGTGGCCTCGGTGTCCAGGTTGATCGGGTCGTCCTGGTTGTCTCGGACCTGGTCCGGGACGTCTTTGTGGAAGGACCGATTGCGGGCGAAATAGGTCGCCTGCCCGATCGTGTAGGTCCCGCCTGCGGACTCCGTGGCCGGCGCGCGCTCGAGCATCTCGTCCCGGTTGAACTCGCCCCGGTCATAGGTGAAATAGGCGTCCGATTGCTTCGTCGTCCCGATCGCCGGGAAGACCTGGTCGGCAACGAAGTTGCCTGCGTCCTGAATGAAGGCCAGCGAGATCTGCGTGAGCGGCCTGTTGACGTGAACGTCGGACCGTGACGGCTGGACGATGGGCATTGCGTTCTCCTAGTGCTCTCTCTCGAGACTCGGTGGGTGGGCGAATGCCCCGATTAGGCCGCGTGACGTGCGAGCGGCTGGAAGAGCATCGCGACGATGTCGCCATCGTCGCCGCCGACGAGCAGGGTGCCGGCCTCGGTGCTGCCGGCCGTGGCGGACGCGATGGCCTCGCCCGCGCTGTTGGACATGACCCGAGCGCCGGCCGCGAGCGTCCCGGCCAGCTCGATGTCCACGACCGCGCCGACCGCCGTCATCACGGGGACGGACTCACCAGCCAGGACCTCTTCGGCGATAACCCCCAGGAGCTGCGCGGCGTCGTTCGCGATCTCCACCGTCCCGGCGGAGGTGACGGCGCAGAAGTGGAACGGCGTCATGTTTTCGGAAGCGATCAGGGTGATGTTTGCGGTGGCCTGCGTTGCCATGTCGGTCTCCTAGAGGATCTCTGGATCTCGTGTTGAGGGTTCGGGCTCTGCCCGGTCCCCTAGTTGACGCTCTCGGCGTAGAGCCGGCGGCCCTCTTCCGTCTTCGTGAAGTCGGCGTAGGCCTGGGCCTCGGTGACCTTGTGGTCATCGGCCCACTTCTGGACGGCCTTCTCGAGCTTGCCGCCGCTGGTGTTGGCCTCGATGCCCAGCTCGTCCTCGACGGCCTGGGTGCCGATCGAGTCGAAGCCCTTGCCGATCGCGGCGTTGCCGGCCAGGAGGACCTTGAGGGTCGCCTCGCGCTCGTCCTCGTCCTCGATGTCGTCGACCATCTTGAGCAGGGAGGCGCGCGTCTTCGCCGTGCCGGGCAGGTGCGCCAGCTCGGTCTCGGCCCGCTTCTCCAGGCGCTCCTGGTCTCGCTCGTCCTCGAACTTCTGGGCGCGCTTGTCGGAGTCGTCGGCGCGCTTGGCGGCAGCCACCATGCGGACGTCGTCCGCCTTGGTGAACTTGTGCCCCAGGCTGTCCGTGTAGACGACCTCGTCCGCGCCGGCGGCCTTCTCGGCGGCCTTCGCGGCCTTCGTGATCGCGCTGGCGCGTTGCTTCTGGTTCTTGCCAACGAAGGCGACCTTGCCCGACTCGTCGAGGGTCTCGAAGAAGTCCCGAGTCCCGTCGTCGAAGGAGGTGAAGATCTGAGCCAGGGCCAGGTTCGTCTCGAGGGCCTGGATCTCTTCCGCGGTCTTTGTGGTGGTCATGTCGTCCTCCTGGGGATCGGAATCGAAGAGCTTTGAAAGGGCTGCGGCCGCGAAGGCCGCGTTGAGCGCGCTGGACTCGGTGGCGTGGGTGTGGCCGTCGGCGTCACCGATGACCAGGCTGAAGGTCCCGTCGTCTCCGACGGTGAGCATGAAGGGGTGGTCGTGGCTGCCTTCGGAATCCTCGGCCTTCTGCCAGGTCGTGGTGCCGGCCCTGGCGTCGAGCTGTACCAGGTGCGAGTGGCCGCCGACGCTGGACGTCATGACGGTCGGGACGTCGTCGCCGAACTTCTCGAGCTGGTCGGAGTGGGCGTGCCGGTGGTCACGGCTGACGAGCTTGGCTGCGTCGGCGCAGGGGTTCACCTTCCGGCGCTTCTTCTTCTTCGCGTCGTCGTCGTCGTCCGTGAGGAATGAGGGCTTCGCCTTCTTCCCGTCGGTGAGAAACGAGGGCTTCCCGTGGCGGCGCTTCAGGAGCACCGCGACCGCGCCCTCGTGGGCCGGCTTGGTGACGGGCGAGAGGAAGTCGATTTTGAGGCCGATCAGGCGGACGGGATCGGTGCCGGGAGCGGTCCGCATTCAGGCGACCGCCTGGTCGTCGTCAGCTTCCCAGCCGGCGACCGTTCCGCCGATCGAAAAGCCCGTGTAGGTGCCGTCGGCAAACTTCGCCAGGACGTCCGGGGAGGGCTTGACCGCGACCATCCAGCCGCGCTTATCGCAGGAGATTCCGAAGGCCTCCGCGACCTCGTCGGTCAGCGGGAAACCGTGGACGACCGTGCCGTCGTCCTGCTCGTCGTGCATCTCGTCAGTGGGCCGCTCGGAGTGGAGGGAAAACTCCGTGACGGACTTGAGCATCTCGAGCTGGGTGATCCGCTCGCCGTCGAGATCCGTGTCGCAGAGCATTCCCCAGCCGAACACCAGGCCGAGGGACTCGCTGACCTTCAGGACGTCGAAGCTGGTCTCGAACGCATCCGCCACACGGAACCTCGTGGCGGCGTTGCTTCACCTGACGCGCAGAGCATACGCAACTAGGGCGAGTCGGCCACACGGGGGGCGCTTTTGTCTCGTTCGCCCTGGGGCCCGATCTCGATGTCGGCCTGCTCGACGCACCAGGCCGCCAGGCGGTCGATCTGGGCATCGCTGGGACGAAGCCCCACCCGGACACGGAAACGCGCCCAGTGGATCCTCAGGCGCGCTCTGAGGGGCAGTCTCGCGGAGATCCGGACCTGGCGGTCGACGGCCATCTCAGGCGGCCGCGCGGCCACGTCGCGAGGCGCTCCTGGCCTCGCGCTTGACCTCGCGCACGACGTTGCACTTGCAGCGGACCCGATCGGCTGCCGGCGCCTGGGGGTCGCCTGGGAAGCGGAGGAAATTCCCCAGCCCCGACTGGAACTTCTCGCCCAGGGCCCGCTTCTGGTTATTCATCGCCCGATGGGAGGCGCGGACGTTCGGCGGGTTGGTCCGCCAGGTGTTGACGACGTCCGCGGCCTGGACCACGCCCGCCTCCACGGCCTGCTCGAAAAGCTCCTCCTCGGCCGCGCCCACGGCCGCCAGGCTCTCCGTCTCGGCGATCGTCTGGGCCCTGAAGCGGACCCAGCGCTCCTGGTAGCGGTCGGTCATGCGGTCGATCTGGGCGGTCGTCAGGGGCTGGCCTCGAGCGGCCGCCGTCCGGAGCGTCGAGTCGAAGCGCCGGTCGCGGAGCTGGCGCGTCAGGGCCCGCGTGTCGAGGCTCTCGAGCTGTCGGCGGTAGTTGAGGACCGTCTGGGCCTGGTGGTCAGTGAGCCCGATCGAGAGCCTTAGAACGCGAGCCTGTTCGACTGGGGCCAATCCTCGAGCGAAGGCGTCCTGGAGGAAGCGCGAGCTGGCCAGGCGCTGCTCGCTCGTGAACTCCCGCACCAGGCGGAGGCGGGTCGACTGCTGGGCCGCCACGGCCCGCTGGTTGGTCGTGTTGAAGTCGAAGAGCGTGTCGACCTGGGACCTCAGGACCTCGGCAGTCGACAGCCCGGCGGCCGTGTAGGCCGCGTCGAGGGCGGTGGCCAGGCCGGGCCCGATGTCCTGGCTCATGACCTGGATCGCGGCCTGGGCCTGGCCCTGCTCGAGGAGGAGCGCGACCCCCTCCAGGTCGACCAGGGTCGTCCCCTCCCGCACCAGGCGGAGGAAGCGGCGACGGACGCGCCCCTCAGCGCGATCGAGGAGAGCGGTGAGGCGGGTGGCCGCGTCGAGCGGGGCGCCCGGGAGGACGGCCGTCTCGGCGAAGCTCATGCCACCGATCCACCGTCTAGGCCGTTCGGGGTGAAGCCGAAGTCCGTGTCGTCCGTGGTGAAGCCGGAGGTGACGCCCGTGCCGGAGGCGAAGGCCAGGCCGGCGTCGCCAGACCCCGACAGATAGATCGAGATCCACTCCATAATGTCGATCGGGAAGCGTGCCGTCTGGCCGATCGTCGCCCGAAAAAGCTCCGTCTCGGCCTCGACCTCGATCACGTCCACCTTCTCCTTCGTGCGGACGCGCTTGGTGTTGGTGCCGGGGGACTGGCTCGCGATGTCGACGTCCCCGACGATGTCGAGCGCCCACTCATAGAAACCATTTAGGACGTCCTGGGGGATGACGCTGTCCGGGACGGCCTGGCCATTCCGGTCCGTGACGCCCGTGCGCGGCCAGGCGATCGGCTGCGGCGTCGCCAGGTCGGTCGGTGTGCCGACCCAGGTCTGGCGATCGAAGGAGCGGGTGGCCGTCACCAGCGCCTGGTTCTTCGCGGTCGTGTCGGCTGCGGACCAGGCCGAGGCGTCCGTCTGGCCCTTCATGTAGTCGTTCGCGAGCGTGAAGGTGCTGTAGATCTCGAAGGTGACGCCGCCGATCAATACGGTGCCCATCGGGGCTCCTCCCGCTTACTTCGTGATGTCCTGGGCGAACTCGAAGGTGTCCTTGACGAGGGTCCGGATGGCGCCGCCGACGTCCGTGAGCTGGAGGTCGTAGAAATACTCGCTCGGCACCTGGTCGGCTTCGAGCGAGCTGAGCGTGATGGTGATCCGGCCGTCCGTGCCGGGTAGGTTCGTGATCACGGGGACGTTCTGGAAGAGGTTGTTGGCGGCGTCCGGAGGCTCGGGGCTCGGGTCGACCGTCAGGAGGAAGGTCCCGCCCGTGAGGTCGATCGGGGCGCCCGAGTCTTTGTCCGTGAGACGCAGCACGAACGGGAAGGTGTCGCCACGCTGACGCTTGATGGGACACTCGACGCCAGTCTGGTCGGATGACATTTAGTTGACCTCCACGGTGATCTCCGGCGTCTCGATCTCCACCGCAATCTCGATCGTCTCGATCTCCACGGCCACGATTCCGACGATCTGGGTCCCCACTGCCCCGCCGACCGGGACGATCGCGTAACCGTAGGCCACCAGGCTCATGTCAGCCGGTTCCGGCGCTCGGCGCCCTGGCCGCGGTAGCTCTGGATCCCACCGACGTCCTCGAAGAGCGGGGCCGTCAGGAGGACGGTGACGTCGTCGTCGTCGTAGAGGGTCAGGAGCCCCGCCACCGGATCGGTCTCGAGCCTGTTCGTCTGGAGCTTCCGGGCCAGCTCCGTGTTGGCGTTGATGATCGCGAGGTCGGTGATCGTGGCGCTCGAGCTGAGCGTCCGGAGGACCTGGGTGAAGGCCGTCGGGAGGATCGGGTCCAGCTCCGCCGCCAGGTCGTCGACGGCCGTCATGTTCCCGCCAGCGACCTCGACCTGGATGACGTTGAAGACGTGGTAGACGTCGGCGACGTCGTAGGTGTTGCCGATCCCGTTCACCAGGAGTTTCGTCGTGAGTTGGGTCTCGCTGTCCACGCTGACGACGTCGGCGACCGACTGGTCCGTGAAGTTGATGACCAGGGAGCCGCGCTCGACCCCGTTGGCGATGAAGAAAGCGGCCGTGTCCTCGAACGCGATGGTCCCCACGACCGGGGCCCCGCTGCCCGTGGTGACGGTGCCGGTCTCGGCTGGGGTCGTGCGGCCCTCGAAGGCGATCTTGACGTCCTGGAGCGCGACCGTGATCCCGACGGAGACGCCACCGCCCAGGGGTTGCTTCCCGGAGGCGTCGAGGAGCTTGGTGAACGCCATGCCCAGGAAGCGGTCCTCCTGCTTTCGCAGGGTGTCGACCAGGTCCTGGACCGTTAGCTCGGTGGACGGCGACGCCACCTCTGCGATTCGCGGCGACGTCTCGAAGTCCACCTTGACGTCGGTGCGAGTCGTCACAGCTTTTCCAGCTCTACCCCGAGGTCCTTCAGCTCCTGGTCGCGGCGTTCGCACACGGCGACGTGGCCAACGTAGTCGTTGATCGTCTGGTTTTCTTTGTCGATCACGGCCTGGGCGCGGAGGATGCTGCTCTTCGACGTTCGGATCTGGGACTTCAGCGCGCTCACCTGATAGGGCGGGTAGGTCGCCATCACGGACTTGATCCGCGCCTGGCGAAAGTCGTCCTCGGCAAGCCGGAGCTGCTGGGTCGCCTCATGCAGCTCGGCGATCGGTAGCTCGTTGATCCGCAGCCCGTTCACTCGAATGGACTGAAGCCCTGTCTCTCCAATGCTCGGTGTTGCTGCCGCCATCTCCTGCCCCCTATGTCGCGATGGTGTCCGGGGTCCGGACCGTTGTGATCGACGCCCCACTGGCGTCGGCGGTGGTGTTCTGCGTGAAGGGAAGGATCACCTTGCCCTGGCGGACGCTCCCGACGAGGCCCTGGGTCGTGGACTGGACGAAGG